CACCGATGCCACCAGCGATCTTGCCGACCGCACTGGCTGCCTTGCCTGCCAGGTCGATGATGGTTTTCAGCGGGTTGATGATCCACTTGTAGAACTGTTCGCCCAAGAACTGCACTGCGCCTGAAACGATGCCGAACTTCTTTTCCAGCACCACGAACGCGGCGACAAGCGCGGCAATGGCAATGATGACCAAGCCGATCGGGTTGGCGCTCATCACAAAATTGAGCACTGTCTGGGCGACCTTCACCGCGACCAGGGTTGCCTGGTAGACCTTCATGGCGACGTTGGCGGCGACGATCGCCGCGGCCAGCCCGCCGATGACGCTGATCGCAATGATGACAATGTCTTTGTTGGCGGCCATTGCCCCGGTGAACTGTGACAGCAGCTTGACGCCAGCCTCGACGATCGGCAACAGGACCGCGCCGAGCTCAGCCTGCAAGTCCTTGACCTGTGCGGTCAGGATGCGCTGGCTGTTGGCCAGACCGTCGCTAGTGCGCGCGAAGTCGCCTTGAGCGTCCTTGGTTGCCTCCATGATGAGCGCCTGCGTAGCAAGCGTCTTGGCTGACGCGCTGAGCTTGTCGTTCGTGCCGTCGACCGCCGCGGCAAGCCGGTTCTCGGCCTGCTCGAGCGCCAGCGCCGTCTTGGCGGCCTCAATCGAGCCCTCACCGAACTTATTGACCGTTTCCGTGTGCTTCTGGAACGCAATGTCAGCCTTCTGGGTCGCAATGTTGACCTTGTCCATGTCCACCGTCGCGGTCACCAGACCCATTGACAGGGCTTTGGCGGCGACCGCGTCAGCGGACAACAGGACACCGAAACGGCGCATGGGTTCGGATTCGCCGCGCAACGCGGCACCGAGCGCGACGACGGCTTCCTCAGGGCTTGTGTTGTTGAACGATGCCAGGTCGGATGCGAGTTTGGTGAAGTCGGTGCTGAACGTGGCCAGTTCTGACCCGGTCAATCCTGCGGCTTTGCCGAACGTGCCGAAGGTGGCTGCCGCGTCGAGTGCCTGCTGGCGGGTCTGGCCGAGCGCCTGAGCGGCATTGTCGGCGAACTGGAAGATAGCGTCGTCGGCGTCGCCGAAGATGACGCTCGTTTTGCTGATCGTTTCGTTGAGATCGCTGGCTGCCTGAACTGCGGGCACAGCTGCCGCGGTCAAGCCACCGAGCACCGCCACAGCCGGCACAAACGACTTCTTCAGCGCGAACTGGGCCTTCTGGCCGACAGTTTCTAGCTGTTTGAATTCCTCGACGGCGCGGCTAATCCCTTTGCCGTCGAATTCGCTAATGATGGGGATTGTGACAGCCATTAGCGAATAAGCCTACGGTTCGTAGCGGCGGTGACTTTGTCGACGATCGCTTCAACGCCGCCCTCAATCTCATTGGCTTTGCGTTCGTACGCAGGCCACATGAAACGGGACGCGCGCCCAAAACGGCGTTCCAGGTTGGCAATCATGACCTGGCCGCGGTTAGTGCTGCCGCCGCGTTTGCCAGCCATGTCCGCGACCGTACCTGCCGGGCTTTTCATAATGACCTTCATGACCGCCAGGGCGTTGCCGCGCTTGCGGGTGTCAATCTTGGACGTGACCGATTTGGATATGACGCCAGTTTCCCAGGGGAAGATTTTGCCGGCTTTCCAGGTTCGAGCGAAGCCTGACAGTGCAGGCTGTTTGGGTATCGTGCCGCGTATCTCGTTGATGACTGGTTTGACGACCTGCCGGAAGTCTTTGATGATCTCGGCGCGTAGTTCTGGTTCAATCTTGTTGAGCTCGCGAAGCGTTTCTTTGATGCCAATTACGGTGGTCATCGTTTGTTCGCTTTCTTTGCTAACAGGTGAACAGTGGCCAGGTCATTCCAATCGAACTCTACGTCTGGCGGCCAGTACCCAGTTGCCAGCAGCAAATCCGCTAGCTGGCGTCTGAGGCTGCCGCTTCCGTAGGGTTTGACGCCTCCACGTCTGGCACCTGGTAGTTCTGCACCGACTCAAGCCAAGTGTCGTAGTCGCGGTTTTCTTTCTTGGTCGCGGTCAGGCGGTGCCAAGCCATGAACATGAGGTCGTCGATGCCAATGCCGCCCTGAATGTCAGTGATCTTTTTGCGGAACTTGCGTTCCCACGCGGCAACGGTTGCGATCGTGGTTTCGATTGTTTCTTCAACTTGCTGGCCGTCGGGCTGCAAGTACGCCACCTGAAGTTTTAGTTTCATGTCACGACTCGGTCAGGTCGCCACCGGTGAAAGTGACTTCGACTTCCGACAGTTCGCCGAGGTTGGCGTTCACGACGTCGAGCGATTCGAGGTACGTGTTGCCGAGGTTGAAGTTCTTGCCGCCTGCGGCGACGACGACCGTGGTGACGGAGCCTACGAGGCTGGTCAGCGTGTCCCAGGTTTCGTCTGTGCCGTACGCCATGAGGAACGTGGCGGTCAGCGTGTGGTTCTTGAGGCCGCCGGTGTAGGTGCGGTTCGTCGAGCCGAACGCGGTCGTTTCCAGGGCCTCCTGGGCCTTGGTGAGAACGACCGACTTGCACTGGTCCGTCAAAGACTTGGTGTTGACCGTAATCGTCGGGTTTGCAAGGTAGGTCGTGGTTGCCATGCGTAATGCTCCTTATCGGTGACGGCCGCTGCAAGCCAATCTTAGTCTAAGCGTCAAGGTGCAACCTTGGTGCTCAATGTCAGTTCATATGCAGGGTATTCGGCACCGCCGACCGTTTGAATGACCGGGCGGCCTTCCATGAGGCCAAGCTGTGCTTCACGGATTCGATCGGCAAGGCTCAGCAAGCTGACCAAGGCGTTGCGGTTGCCTGGCCCTACGCCGATCACGGTCAGGCTGAACTGCATTTCGGCGACGACGTTGCTGTGCATACGAAACGACGGTGCCTGGAGCAGGATGCAGGGCGGGTTGATGTTGCGCGGGTCGTCGACGATGGTGAGCCCTGTGGCTTGGCTGAGCCCTGCTACAAGGTCGTCGTAGCCTTCGTTAAACAGGTTGTCTAGGGGCATCACGCCACCTGGGGACGGTTGCAGCCCATTAGGCGCAGGATTTGGCCGAAACTGCCGCCGACCGGGGCGCCTGTTGCTAGCGGGTCAAACGAGGCAAATTGGTCGATTGAGCCCGCCTCGCGGTACAACGCCGCCGCGTACATGATTGTGCCGAGCAGGACGTCGGCGCTGGGCGCGGTGCTGACGCTGGCGTCGAAGTAGCCCGATTCTTGGCGGCGTCGGTATGCGAATGCGTTTGCCGCGTTGACCGAGAACGTGGCGCGGTCGTAGTCGGTGCTGGGGTTGGTGAACGTGATGCCGAGGTAGTCCTCAAGGTTGGCGAGGCTGGACCAGGTGCACGTGATTGTGTAGGTCAGGGTGCCGGACGCGGCTTGGCGCACTACGTCGGCGGTTGTCAGCGCGAATTGGACTTGCCCGAGGATGATCGGGCCGTCAATGTCGTAGATCGGGTCACCCTGGTCACTGATATCGGTGAGCTCATAAATGGGAAGCCCAGTGACGACGTGCGCACCGTCCCAAGGTGCGCCCATCCCGGACAGGGTGAACGACTGGCCGATCTGTAGCTGATTTTCCTGTAAAAGCTGGACGATGGCCACGTTTTGCGTCACCTGTTTATGGGTGACGGTCAACGCAGCCATCGTCAGCAGCCTTGGAGGAGGACTAAATCAGGCTTTGAGAATCTTGACGAACTTGGTCGCATCGGCCATGAACGCAGCTGCGTAGCCACGGAAGGCGATGGTGCGACCGAGCGTCGAGGGCACATCGATGCTGATGGCACCCTTCTGCTGTTCGTAGAACTCGAAGCCCGCGGCGGGGCCGGCAGCGTGGCCGACGACGCCGTTGAGGCCGCCCGAGCCAGTGCCGCCCGCCATGTTCTTGTCGACGACGAGAACCAGGCCCAACGGGTTGCCGTTCCACGACGTTGCCGACGAGTTGCCGATCGTGTTCTGACCGATCAGGTTCGGGGCTCCGACGAACGGAAACACCGGGCGGTTGGCGTCATCGACCATCATGCCGATCTTGGCCCACGTGAGCGGTGCAACGAAGTAGTGCGTCGGCAGGTAGTTCGAAGTGTTGCTGATCTGGTACGCGGCACCGTAGATGCACTCAATGAGGTCCTTCGGGTCGTACGCGTTGAGCGTCTCGAACTGCGTCGTGCCAGCAACCATGGTGTCGACCGCGTAGTTGTCGGTGGCCTGACCGTACGCGACGGCGAGCTGATCGAGGACGATCGCGAGGCTGTTCGGGTCGGTCCAGTCAAGGTCCTGCTCGGACAGCGTGACGTAGGTGCCGAACGTGAGCTTGCTGATGTCGTTGTTCGAGATGCCAACCGTCGACGGGTCAAGCGCGTTGAGCTGACCGGTCGGCTGCTGGGTCACGACCGGGCGGGTCGTGATCTTCGGGCGGCGGAACGTGGCGCCACCCTGCGGCATCGCACGGACACCAATCGCCGAAACGAACGGACGGATGGCGTTGAGGCCGTCGTACACCGAACCGACGATTGGCTCAGGCAGGATGCCAGGCGTGTCGGCGGTCGTGATATCGGGCGCCGCGGCCTTGATGTTGGCGTTGAGCTGCGCGAAGTCCGAACCACCGCGCACGAACGCGGCCATGTACTCCGTGGGCGTGGGAAGCTTGAACGACTTCTTGGCTTCGGCCCAGATGGGTGCCGACACGGTCTGCGGCTGAGCTGAAACGGCTGCCGCGCTTTCGATCTGAACGTCCTTGGTTGCTTCCACTGGTGCAGTCTCCTGTTGTGAGCCCTCGGCCGCTGCAACCTCGGTGATTTGAGCTCCAGCAAACGCCGGCGCTGTGACTAACGATAGTTCCATCCATTCACCTTTCGCAACCACGAGGGTGCCGTCCTCGTCGTAGGACGCGTCGATCGGGTTGACGCCGACCGACACGGCGTCGATGGCGCCGTCTTTGATGAGCTCGACGACGTCGTCCCCGTCGCGGGTCTTGCTGATTTTGGCGGTGAATAGCATTCCAGCCTCGGTGTCCATGCGCCCAGTGACGATGCCGACGGGCTGGGTTGAGTCGTGGTACTTCAGCAGTTTGGGCTTTTTGCCGTTGATGGGCAGGGAGCCGGGCAGGAACTTGACGCGGGTGCCGTCCGAAACGGTTGCTTCTGTGTTCCACGGGACGGCGATGCCGCTGATCGAGCGCGGCGATTCGCCTTCCTCGGCGGTGACAAAGGTGTTGCTTGCGGTGAGCTTGAGCATTAGTCGTCATTCCTTTCGGGCGTTCTGCTGGCCGGGGATTCGGGGGCAGCGTTTCCTTCATCCCCGGCCATGTCGTTTTCCTCCAAGTATGACTTCACGTCTAGTTCGATGTAGCGCCCGCGGGGCGTCACGTTGTTCATGCTAAGGGTCTGCTCGATCGCGTCCACGAACGGCTTGGCGCCGAACAGGTACAAGTCCTGTCGAGCCTGCTGGGCGTTGGCGTACGTCATCGAACTTGTGTTGATACCGACCAGGTAGGGCGGGATGTTGGCGATGCGCGCCATTTCGAGCGCCTGATGTTCGCGTGATTCGACCGACTGCATCTTGGACGGGTCAACGTATTGCGGTTCGAACGATACGAACTGGTTGAGCGCGGCGATCGCGTTCGCTTCGCGGGCGTCAGCGAATGCCGCGGCCATGTTGGCCAGTTCCTCGGAGCTCATGGGCTCGCCATCGGTCTGCTTGAGGATGCCCGACGGGATTTGGTTGCGGGCGAAGCGTTCGGCGGATTCGTCGAGGTTGCGCGCGGTGCGGATCGCTCGTGCGCCCATCGACAGCAAGCCCTGGATCGGGCTAATGAACTGGATCACGTCCCGGGTGTCGAGGTCAAGGCCGTTGAACGTGACTTGCCGCGACGGTCCGAACCATTGCGGGCCTGCCTGGTCGCGAGTCTGGACGTCGGCGGCGGGAATCCACGTGAATTCGGCGGGGAAGCCGTTGCCGAAGCGTTTGGTGACTACCCAAAAGGCGCGGCCGTAAAAGATTAGGTCGTCGGTGGTCCAGCTGAGGATGAAGTTGCGGGTCACGTTCGGGTCGGGCTGATCAAACCAGACGTCGTCGGGCAGGTACGTTTTTTCGTATTCCTGTTCGGTTGCGTTCCATTGCCACGAATATTGTTTGATTGTGAGCGCGCCAACCATTGAGCAGATAAGGTCGCGCGCCCGGCTGATGGTGGGAATGTTGATGGCCTGTAGACGGTCGAAGCCCGTCATGTAGGTCATGAAGTTGCCGACGTTGGGGTTGCCTGCCGCGCCAACAGCTGCACCGATCGCCGCGTGGGGTGCAATCTTGCTGGTTTGGACGCCCGAGAAAATGCCCATGATGCGTCAAGCCTAGGCGTTCGGTCGCACGAATGCGATCGCAGGGCGTGTCACGTTGGGACGCGGCTTGGACATGAGCCCCGCGGCCCACACCAAGCATCGTGCTAGTTCGATCGGCCCCGGTGATTTGGTACTGGACAGTGCGATAGCGCCCGGAGTGCGGACGGCGACGGCGCGCCCGACGTGCTCGGCGAGCATTGTTTCGCCGGTGTGTTGGAGTTTGTTTTCGACAATTGACTGCCTAACTGCTCCAGTAAACGACGTGATCTCGCGGTAGCCGACAATGATGCGCTTGCGAGCCAGGTCGCTAGGGCAATGTACGTCGAGAGTCGGAGTGATAGCCAACGTGAGGCCAGGATTTGACGCAAGTTCCTGCCTGACATGATCCCACACTGCCGTAAGGGTGTCGCACATAAACGCGACGGTGGCGGTGAGGATGTTTTCGGCGTTGTGGTTGACGCGGACTGCGCAGTAGCGGCCGTCGTCGACGCTGACCTCAACAGCTAGGACGCCGCCAGGTTTGGGTGGTAGATCGGTGGTGCGTTCTTTCCATAGCCCGGGGGACAGCCAGCCTGTTTCGGTTTGTACCCACAGGTTGACGGAGCTGCGCAGGAACCCGGCACGGTTCGGGGCGTGGGATTCGGCTTCGAGGGTGTCGATGCTGAGCGTGTGCCCGAGTGCTGGGTTGGCGTATTCCCAAGCTTCGGGTGTCATCGGGTCCAGTTCGGGCGGCGGTGAGTATTCGGCCAGGTACAGCGGTGCCTTATCCCCGGTGTCGATCGCGCGCAAGCCTTCTTCGCGCCATTTGAGCATTGCGACTGATTCTTCGGTGCCGGCGGTCGACCACATGGACAGCAGCGGGTTGTTTCGGGCGCGTTGCGTTGGTCGCAGACCGATATCGAGGGTTTCGGTGTCGACGCCGAACAGCTCGTCGACGATGATGAGATCGCAGCTCAGACCGTGCCCAGCCGACGGCTTTGCGGCGCGAACAATCCACTTGTTAGGGCCGACTTTGATCTGGTTGCGGCCGTAAGCCCACACGATGTCGTGTTTGGACAGCCCGAAAGACGCTTCGAGGATTGGGGCAAGGTCCTGGAACAGGGCGCAGGCAAGATCGAGGCGGTGCGCGGTCGTCAGGATCACCTGCGGCTCATCCCACAGCCGGGTCAGCCACCAACCGACCAGCGCCTTGAGTGCCGCGGTCTTACCGTTCTGCCGGGCGACCGATACAAGCGAAACCTGGTTCAGGAAGCGGCCGTTGCTGTCGTAGGACAGCTGCGCGTCGAGAACGCGGCGCTGCCAGGGCATGAGCTCAATGTTTAGGTACTTGGAAGCCCATTCTGCAACTTCAGGCCCGAACGAACCAGCAGCATCCTGGACGATCGTTTCCAATCGCGGCAAGTCATGACCTTTTCCTTTTTTGCCGGTTTCTTTCCCTTTGGATAAAGAGAACGATGGGCGCGGGCCCTCTC